TGACAGTGAAAGACACCTCAGCGGCTGCCGCAAGTGATGCGTCATCGAGGGTGATTTGACCGGACTCTGCGTTGAGAGTCACGGCGGTTGCCTTGCTGGTGGCCTGGGTGACAGTACCGCCAGTAGCGGGGCCGACAAGATTGCCAGCCGTTGCCTCAAAAATGGATGCCATGGTTAGTTACCTCCTCAATCAATTCCAGAAGTGGAAGTAATCCGCACGATACCAATGTTGTTGGTCTCGAACACCTTGGTCCAGTTGCCGACGGTTTCCAGTTGTGCCCGGGTGGGGTTGGAAACAGAAGTGGAGAACTTAGAACCGATCGGGTGATACACGTAGTGCAGATCGATTGCCATGGCATCGCTCTTAGCG